TTGTTCCAATACCGGCTCTGTCGTAGCACGTATGCCCGCAATACTCCCCGCCCCGATACCGCCAGCCTCGAGACGCCCCCGTATCTCAGCCTTCCGCCGCTGTGCAATACCGCCCGCCGCAGAGCTGACTTGCCCGATCAGCTTCCGCCGGAGTTCCGGAGTATAAGCCCCTTCTTCGCTGACTTCCTGCAACCTCTGTCCGTATTCCGTCTCCTCGAACCGCCTCGGCTTCTTACGCGTAATATATCCCCAAACCGACGGCGCCGCGGATATTCCCGCATATATCGCCCACGCAGGTAATGGCATATTTATCTCCTTACTCTTAACTCGTAATTCCTAATTTTCTTTTAACCTATCCCCCGGTGTACCGATCCCCGTCCTCGGCGCATACCGCTCGTTCAATACCGCTATCTCACTAAAAGCCTTCTTCTCGGCATTGACACTCCTGTCCAATTTCGAGTCCATCAACCAACAGTCCGTCTCCGCAAAATCAAGAACCAACCCATGAAGCGATTCGTTCAAATCACAGCTGATCCCGTCCAAATTGATCAGATCGAACGAATGCGTTATAAAATACATCTCCTCGTCATCGATAAAATTCGCAACCGCAGCGGGTTCGACGGTAAATTTTAAACTCGCTCCGTCGTAATCCGTCACAACGTGATAACTGTTCTTCGTTATGTTGTGGATTACAGCGCCGTTATAAGTGTCGTTTACCGCACTTAACCCTTCGCTGGCAGCACCGTCAAACTTCACATCTGATGCACCATCATCATCTTGATCCGACGTGAATTTAAACCTCAGAGTTGTCGGAACTTTCAGGAAATATATATCGATCACCGGATTCGTTTCGCCGTTCGATACGTATATGTGATTCTGAAATACCCACGCAAGCGGATTCTGCAAAGTACCCGCAAGAACAGGATTCTCCATCCGTTTAAGATCGTCGATGTCGAGAAGATTGCAATACAAACCACTATTGATCCTTATCCTCAATATCCCCTGCGCACCCCGCAATACGCCGTAATCAAAATTCGCAATGGTCATCTCAGCCTTTCCCGAAGTCGCCGTAATACTCTCTTTTATCACCTGCAATTCCGTCAGGTAAGCGTTATTGAGCAAATTTGCAACCTTAACTTGTGCATTATTTAAAATCTCCAGCTTAAGAGCATCGGTGAACTTAACCTTATCCGCATCTTCAAGCCTTAAACCCAACTGATTTAGCATTGTCTGCACATCCATTTTATTCTCCTTTTATTTTTACTCGTAATTCCTAATTCCTAATTCTTAATTTTCTTTTAACTCTCAGCTATGTATGTTCTATTTTTATCTTGTTGATTACCGTCCTCACCAACGGATTCAAATAAACCCTGTCGCCGTCCACCGTCCATATATGATTCGATACCGGACTGTCCTGTAAATGAACTAAGCTGCCCGTTATGTCAAAAACCGTGTCCGCTGACAACCCATCCGGGTTAATTACGATCCTCTCATTATCCACAGCACCTAACATATCCCATAATTGAGCGTCTCCGGCGCCAAAAGGCGCTCTCGGTGCAATCAATTCAAATGTGAATACCTCCGCACGCCTCCGTATGCCGATCTTCAGTGTCGTTATTTTTGAGTTCTTCGGCAATGTATACGTCGCCACCGGCGTATCCCCGTATTCCGTATATAAATTCAATGTCAGCACAGTGATCGACTGGTAAACTATCGTAAAATACCTTATAACCTCCGCACGCTCCTCCGATAACCGGAATTGCTTCAATTTAATGCTCGCTGCCGCAAAATTATCACCGCCAAGAGTATAAACCTTCTGGTCTGTATCGTCATAAATAATAATATTCGCCGTCTCATCGAGCGCCATGATACCGAATTCCACGTCGTAATCATGCTGCCGCCAAAATCCCGTATCGATATTGTAAGCCCAAAGCTGATCATTCATCTTGTAAATGATTTCACCCTTGCGCTGGTCGTACTGAGCCTCGATCGCCTTCTTCCGCTCCAACGTCATCCCCTGGTACATATCCCCAATAGGATCGCTTATCTTCAAACGCTCCGTAGGAGTATCATCCGACTCCGCAAGATTGTTCGGCGTCAACCGGTAAATACCGTCATAATAACATACGAAAAGCGATTCGCCCACTTGCACCAGACCGCGTCTCGCTATGTTACCGATGTTATGCTCAGACTTGATAATAGGGAAGGGGGGAATAACGCCCTTAATATCAATCGTATGGATCGCTTGAGGCTTCGTGAAAACCGGATTGCCCAATATCTCCGCTATCCCGGTTATCGCCCCGCCCTCACGATCCGGCAGAGAAAGCAAATTTCCAACCGCATTCACATCGTATTGCTCGATCTCGGAATAAATCGCCCGCCCTATATGCTCCTCATTCTTACCGCCCGGATCGAGTATCGGATTACCCTGCCATAAACGACCCCCGATAACCTGAGCAACGTCCCCATTAGCCTTTACTGAAACCTCCCCCGCTAATGGATGATACGGACCAGCAGCAAGCCCCGGATCATAAAACCAAAAATCAACGTAATAACCGTTCTCCTCTGCGATAAATAAACCGTTAGCCACCGACATTAAATACCACGCTATATTAAATTGACTATCACCAGCTTCAACATCATCTCTAACCATAGGTGAATGAAAAGCCTTTTTGTAGTATTTGTCAATATTTATAGCTTTTTTATTATCATTCTCGTCGCCAAAAGCAAGCACTCCTTCGACATATTTATCAGCTTCAAACTCTTGTTCCGAACTTAAAAAGGTAGGACTAATGATAATTGTTTGCTCGCCTGCATAAAATCCGCCATTTGCATTGCTATGAACTGGCTCGTCTCCACCATCTTCGTACAATTCAAAAGGTTTATCCCAAAAATCAGACTCTACAAGCTCAGAAGTCAGCCAAAATACATCTTGTCCTCCAGAGATAACAGAATAAAGTTCATAAACGGGGGGAATGAGTTCGCCTGGCAATTCAATTGTATACGATGATCCTGCTTTGAAATTGAACGAAGATAACTCTGGCACATAACAATAGTTATTACCATATCGGATGCCTCTGTCACCTTTTTTTATCTTATCCGCAGGTCGCAAAAAATCAATCGTATGAATATGGGCATAATCTCCCGATTGAACCTCTGAACGGTAAACCTTGATTGACGTAATTCGTTTGTTGAAAGTTAATTTTCTTATACTAAATAATATGTGATACCAAGATGGTTCTTCAACAGCCCCATCGTCATCTAATGTTACTCCATCATAAACGACAGCATCTTCACTCAACAAACCCTCCTGAATACCGTCATACACGTAGGAGAATTTATAATAGTATTTATCACCTTCGGCAATTTCATCAACCCGAGGACCGTCAATTTTCTGTATGAGTGCTTCAGGATTGTCTGCTGCTAACCGAGTCGGATATACCAGCTCCGGCTTCTCGATCGTAACCGGATAAATGTAAAAATTTTCTAAACTTTCTATTCCACCCCAAATTTCTCTTTTAATATGCCCGATCCACACGCCAATTGCTTCAATGCCGCCGATGTCGCTGATATTTCCCGGCAGAAAACGCATAATACCGTCAACCTGTATTATCGGATTCCTGTCGTTTTTGTGGCGGAAAGACATGGCAACGCCTAAACTGAAATACGAAAGTAAATCAAGGATGTACCATTGTGAATCTGAATCTTTATACCCATACAAAACTATACTTCCACCAGAGCCGGTTACTCGTATTCCAATATAAACCTTACCGTTTAATCCGTCGGAAGTAAGTTCCTTATGAATATACGTAGCCAGATTATTAAGCTCGACAGTAGCGCTTATCTTCAGCTCGGGTCCAAACGTCTTCACCAACCGCCCATTGTACGACCGCATATTCTTAACGCTCGTCATATACTCCACCGGAAGGTCTTCCACGTCCGCATTCGTGAAAACACCCTTGAAATCTTTTATCTCAATTATTGGCATTATCTATTAATTCCTAATTCTTAACTTTCTTTTTCTTTTTATCTCTTGAGAACTTCACCAAATCCATCAATACTATTACATCGTTTGATGTAATTATCTTTGGGAGCTTTGGAATTACCAGCATCTTATGATCGAGTTCCACCTCGATGTTCAGTAATTTCTTGTACTCAACATCCGCCTCAGCCAGATTATCGACCGGCACTTCACCATCAACACCGAACTTCTGTAGCAATTCCTTTTGGCATATCAAAAAAGCTTTTTCTGCCTCGATTATCTTCAATTTCAAATCGACAATGTGGAACTTGATTTCCGAATCGACATCATCCAAAGAAGCCAATCTGTTCAGTGTACCTAACCGCGCTAAAGTTAAAAATAACTCGTTCTTTACCTTCATAATTCAATCTCCTTTTGTTAACTCGTAATTCGTAATTCTTAATTCCTAATTATCTTGTTTTAAGTATTCCAGTACGGTATGGTAACCGCCTGAGTTCCTACATATGCTTTTATAAATCCATCAGGGTTTGCTTCATCATAAGCTGTCGGAGTATCAGTAGTTCCGGTTATTGTATTTGAGTTTGCAACTCCTCCAACTGAGGCACTGGTTGCTCTAAGACCTAAACCTATCAAATAACCAGCATAGGAAAAGGAAGCCTCAGAAAAAATACCCTCAATTCCATTATTTATAATAACCCAAATACTATCCAGCGGTCCCGCAAGTTCAGCATATTTAAATTTACATCCACCGCCCGAACCATCCAATATAAGCTCTTTACCTGAAGCCAATGCAATATCCTGAGCAGAATACACTTCTCCTGCTGCTATCTGAAGAACCGAAACATTATTCACCTTAAAATCAAAATTATCCCCAGCCGGCACTTTAAAAGTAATCCCGCCTGCATCACCGATTATCGTCTGCGTCTTAGTCAGCGCATTCAACGAAATACCCTTGCCTGCAGTAAAACATATATCCCCTGCAAAATAAGAATCCTCCGTCGCTATAGACTTAATCGCATAAACAGTCCCCGCACCAGTCGTCGAAAGATTATTTGTTATATATAGACCCTGAACGTCCCCATCTCCAGACGCTGCTATAGTGCCTATCATTATTCCGCTTGAATAACCATCTCCCTTATTACTGAATCCGATACTTAATCCGATAGTAGAAACAGTTGTGTCCGTATTACCACTTACCGCAATATAGCTAACTGTCCTAAGAGATTTTGCATTTAGCGTTAAAACAACATTAATACCTCTAATGCTAAAATTGCCACCGGCAGTTATTGACATATGTTGTATCTCGAATATTGAACCGGATGCGACAACATCATAGCCACCTCGATATAATTTAAGATTGCCCTCGGGCGTGAGCCACATCCTGCTCTTATAATTATCTGTTACATAACTCCCAAACAAAAGATAATGGTTTGACGCCGACGCAAATATTTTCCACTTGTCATTATCGTCATCCCCTTTATCGGCATGTAAAAGCAAAACGGCGTCCTCACCCTCGCCGCCTATAATCGTAAGCACACAATCCTCAGCCGCCGTCTTCCGCAACGTCAGATCGCCCACAACGGAAAGATCGCTATTTATCGCAACCGCATCATTGAAAGTAATCTCCCCGTTGTATACTATATCGCCCGTAAAAAGCGCATTCCCGGCAAGAGTTTTTCCATTAAGCGACAAATTCCGCCCTAATCTGTCGATATTCGCATTCACAACGTGCAAATCCAAATACCGATGATTCCTGTCGCCTAAACTCTCTTTCCTATCCCTCACAGGTATCCTACGGTTCATTGTTTTTTTACTCCTAATTCCTAATTCTTAATTCGTAATTATGTAGTGCTTACTGTTTTCCAAGCTCCGCTTTCCCGAACCA